GGAACAGCAACACCACCAGTGATTAAGACAATTTCAACGGATTTAGCAGCATATTTTGTGATGAGGAGTTTATTCACAAAAGACAGTCAGAACGAAAATGATTGGGTTGATGATTTAAAAATGATGGCATTAGATACATTAGAAAAGATAGAAAAAGGAATGACAAAATTGTTGGATATAAACGGAGAGGAAATAGAACAATTAGAAGTTGACGATTTATCAAGCAATACTCAGAATTATACACCGATTTTTGATGTTGATAGTGATTTAAACTGGGCGGTTGATAGTGACAGGTTAGAAGATATAAATAGTAGTAGGGATTAAAAAATGAGTGGAGCAATATTAGATTTTAAGGTTTATGATAAGGAGTTAAGGAAAGATTTTAAGAAAATGATTGCTAAAGTAAAAGATTTAAGACCAGCAATGAAGAGAGCAGGAGTTGTTGGGTTAAAAGATGTTATGGAACATTTCAGGAAAGAAGCAGGACCAGACAAAAAATGGGCTAAACTAAAAACCCGTAAAGGAAAAATACTACAAAATACAGGAAAATTAAAAAATAGTATAAGTTATAAGGCAATGAGGTTTCAGACATATTTAGGAACAAATATAAAATATGCTTCAATACATCAATTTGGAGGAGTAATAAAGGCAAAAAGAAAACCTTATTTGAAGTTTAAAACAGATAAAGGATGGGTTCAGAAAAAACAAGTAACCATTCCAGCGAGACCTTATTTATGGTTATCAGATATTGGAATAGATAAAATTATGGGGAGGATATTAGAATATGTCACTAAGTAATCCAAGAGTTGAATATGTCACGATTAGAGATGCTATAATTAGTTTATTAAACAATAATAGTTCAACTCTTAATAACGGATTATCAAGTAATGTTAAACAGATAAAAGCAGGAAATCCTTTTACTATACCTATACCTGCGACAATGTATCCCTCTATATTTATAAGATTAGATGGAAAAGATGAGGAGTTTGTAACTATAGGAGGAGGAAGGAAAAGAGTTACTTTACATTTTTCTATATTTGGAATAGTCAGAATAATTAAATCCTCAAGTGATAGTGATGATGAGGCAATAAAATTGGCGGACAATATTGAAGCAGTTTTTAGGGATAACATAAATATAAACAGCAATGTGAATTATTGTAATCCAGTAAGCACGGATTTTGGTATAGGAGAGACAGAGGGCGGAGTTTATGTTTCTATGATAGAAATCAGGTTAGATTGTGTAAAAGAGTTGAAGTAAGGGGGTTAAATGAAAAAAATTAAAGTAAAGTATGTTGGAGATTTAAGCGGAATAATTGTTAATTCTTACAAAATTAAAAGAGGTCAAGAATTTAAAGTTTATGAGAGTGATTGGGAAAAATTGAAGATAGCAGGTGGATTTAAATTGGTGAAAGAAAAGAAAGAAAAAAAGAAAAGTAAGAAAAGGAGGTAAAGATGGCTGTAGGTTTAGGTTATAAAGGTTATATTGGATTTGGGACGGAGGCGACTTGGGGAAGTGCTGTTGCTCCCTCAAGTTATTTGGAATTAAACAGCGGAGCTGACGGGTTAGAAGTTACAGAGGAAAGAATACATACAGCGTCGGTATATTCTATCAATATGGATAAAGATAATATGAAAAAGGGAGCGATAGCAGTCAGCGGAGATATAAGTTTTGATGCGAGATATGAGGGTATGGAAAAAATTTTAAAAGTGGCTTTTGGAAATGTAGATACAACTCAACCTGAAGGGACAGAAGTAAACGTTTATCAACACGAGTTTAGCATTACTGATACTCTTGGAACAGGGCTGACAATAGAAATAGGGAAAGATATAAAAGCATTCAGGGCAAGCGGTTGTATGATAAATAATTTGACTTTTGATATTACAAACACAGGGTTTCTGGTTGTTACCTTAGGAATTATAGGGAAAGATATAGGAACAGCAAGTGTGGCAACTCCTTCATTTCCATCGGCAGAGTTAATTGCTTTCAGTGAAGGTGCTATTACTTGGGGGACAGAAAGTGTTGATATTATTAGTGCGAGTATCACTTTGAACAATAATCTTTCAGATGATAGAAGGTTTATAGGTTCAAGATACATAAAACAGCCACAGAGAAACGGAAAAATAGAGGTAACAGGGACTTTAACAATGGAGTTTGAAGATATAACAAAATATGAAGATTTTAGAAATGCGCAAGAAAGGGCTTTAAATCTTACTTTTACATCTTCGGGAACAATAGATGCTTCTGGAACGAGCAAGTATAAGTTAGAAATAGATTGTCCTAATGTCAGATTTACTGGAGGGCTTCCTAAAATAGATGACGAAGGGACAATAAATATTGAATTGCCGTTTAAAGCATATTCAGATGGAACAGATAAAGAAATGAAAGTAACTTTAGTAAATGGTGTATCTTCAGTTTAATGAAGATATAAAATATAACAGAATTTAAAAAGGAGGTGTGAATTATGGAGATTAGAATTGTTACAAATGGTATTGGGGCGGAGACGAACATTTACATCAATGGAGAATTACAAAACAATCTCACTTTTTTCACTTTAACAGCAAGACCATTCGGCAAGGTTAAATGTCAGATGGTTAGAGAAGTAGTCAAAAATGGACAGAAGAAAGAGGAGTTTATCTCTTATTATGGTGGGGATTTTGAAAAAAATGACGAATTGTATGGAAAAAAGAATTTGAAAAAGGAGGAGAAATGATTACAGGAATTAATGAATATCGGAAAAAGGTATCAGGAGAAAAAGAGGTAAGTTTACCTTCAGGAGCAGTTTTTAAAATCAAGAAAATTACAGGCAGGGATTTCGTTAAATATGGGATGCTCCCTTTGAAATCTACTATGGAAATAGCAAGAGCAAAGAATAATGAGGAAGTAGTTAATAAATTAACAGAAGAGGAAAGGAAAAAACAGATAGAAGCAATGGATAGGATTATAGTTATAGCAGTAAAAGAGCCAAAATTGTCATTGGAGAAGAAAGAAGGATTTTTGTGTATAGATGAATTAAGTGATGAAGATTATTATAAATTAGTTACAGAAATCACCAACTTTTCGTTTGGTGGGGGAGGCGAGAATTTGAGACCCTTTCGTAATGAGCAAAATCCCGTTGTTTCTGGACAGAATGGCGATAAGATACGGAGTTCTGCCTCACCAGATATTAAGCAGTGATATTGTAGATATACAGATAGATTGGTTGTGTATGGAAGCAGGATTAGAAATGGAGGAGAAAGAAAGAAAAAAGATAGAGTTAAAGTATGGCAAAAAGAGAATATAAGTTACAAATCGTTATAGATGCGATAGATAAGGCAAGCAAGAAAATAGACCAGCAGATAGATAAACTTGAAGAACTCAATAAAACATCAAAAAATATCAGGAGAGGGTTCAATATAGCAGGCGGTGCTTTAACAGCATTCGGTGCGGCAGGAGTATTGGCTTTAGGGAAAGGATTAAGGGCGGCAATGGATTTTGAAAGCCAGATGGCAAATGTCAATACAATGTTATCAGGGCAGTCAGAAAAACTATTGCCGAGATTATCTAAAGCAGTAGAGGAAATGTCAAGAAAATATGGTGAAGGGACAGCAACATTAAGCAAAGGATTATATGATATTTTATCGGCAGGAGTAGATGCGAGTAAATCAATAGAGGTATTAAATCAGTCAGTAATAGCGGCAAGAGCAGGTTTAGTTGATACAGGAGTGGCAGCAGATGCTTTGACTACGATTTTAAACTCTTATGCTTTATCAGCAGACAAAGCAAGCGATGTGAGTGATTTATTGTTTGCGATAGTAAAGACAGGTAAAACAACTATGGGAGAATTAGCACCGCAGATAGGTATGGTAGCGTCTCTGGCATCTTCAGCAGGGTTGTCGTTGGAAGATATGGGGGCGGCGTTAGGAACGATGACTGCGGCAGGATTAAAGACAGATATAGCAATTACTTCTTTAAGGGCGTTATTAACATCATTTTTGAAACCTCAGAAAGATAGTATAAAAATGGCCAAGAAATATGGAGTTGAATTAAACAGCAATACTTTAAAAACTAAAGGGTTGACTTGGGTAGTAAATAAATTAAAGAAGGCAAGGAAAGAGGATTTAGCGGTTATATTTCCTAATGTCAGGGCTTTAAATGGTATGGCGACTTTATTGAAAAGTAATACAAAATTAACAAAGAATTATGAGGTTATGATAAAACGGGCAGGAATGACTAAAAAAGCGTTTAGAAAACAGACAGAAACATTGACATATAAAATAAATCAATTAAAACAAAACTTTGTCAATATTTACAGGACTTTGGCAAATAGTCTAATACCTGTGGTTAAGAATATAACAGATAAGTTTTTAGATTGGTTGGATGCTTTCAATAATTTATCTCCAGAAGTTAGAGATGCTATAACGAAATTCGGTTTATTAGCAACAGGTATAGCGGCAATAGGCGGTCCTTTATTGCTTTTGATAGGAAATTTAGGAACATTACAGATTGGTTTAATGTCAGTAGTTAGTGCGGCAGTTTCTGTGGCAAAGAATTTCACATTATTAGCGACTAATCCGTTTGTAATAGGTGCGGCGGCAATAGCGGCTTCAATAGGGCTTATAGCAAAGAAAATGTGGGATTTGAAAAAGGCAATTGAGGAACAAAGCAGTGCTTTAGACAGATTAAAAGAAAAACAGATGACCGTTCAGGAGAAAATGAAAGTCGGGTTTGATACATTCAAAAAGTATAAAGATATGGAAATATCAGGAATATCAGACAAGCAGGCGGCTTATGAGGAATTAAGTCAAGGAATAAAAGGATTATATACAGCATTGGCTAATTCAAGTGATGATGCTAAGGAAAGAATAAAAGGAGAGATAGAAATACTAAAGAAAAAGAGAGATAAATTAGACGAAATAAAAACAAAATCAACAGAAATGAAAGATACTTATGCTAAAGATTTAGATAGTATGAAATCAAAAACTGAAGAAATAACTCCTGCTATAATGCAACTATGGGATGATGTAGCAAAAAATTTTGAAAGTGATGTAGCAGGAATACTTAGTAATGCTTTAACAGATGCTTTTATGGGGATAGGAAGAAGTAAAGAACAATTTGAAAAAGCATTTTCTACTTTAGGGCACGATTTAGGAAGGGCTTTATCAGGAGCAATGGCACGAATAGTAACAGAAGAATTTTTAAATATGATAGGATTTAATAAAATCGTAAATAAAGGGTTTGAAGTGGTTGCTACTGGAGTAAAAAAAGCGTGGGGAGCATTAAAAGATGCAATAATTGATGTTGTTTGGGATTTATTAGCAAAAAAAGCTTTTGTGTGGTTTGTAGGGTCAGTTTTGGGAATAGATTTACCCGGGGGTTCTGGTGGGTCGTCCGGACAGAATGCCCCAGCAGTAAATAAAGCACCAAAAGTTTCAGGGGCTCCTCCTCTTTATCCAGAAAATTGGTTTGAAACAAGTTCTTATTTAGGGAAAGAATTTTCAAATATAAATTTTAAAGAAGCTTCAGAAAATATTTTTGAAAAAGTATTTAAGAATATTTTAAATATGTTCAAAAATATTGCTGTAGGAATTTTAGATTTAGCACGACGAAAATGGGAAGAATGGGGAAGACCTCAAATTCCTGAACCTGAAATGGAACCTCCTACTTATGGAGAGCCAAATGTTCCCGATTTTCACCCTTTTTTTGATGAGATAATAGAAGGTTTTAAAAAAGGAATAGAAAAAGGTATAAGAGAGGCCGGGGATTTCTTCGCAGATATTTTTGGTTGGCAAGGTGGAGGT